AAACCCATCAACGACTTCATAAATTCCGTCGTGTTTCCATGTCACAATTGGCTGAGTGTAACCGTCAGCCTCAATGCTTCGCCTCAAAAGCTCCATTTCGGGCTTTGCCACTGAGTTAGGGTTGTAGTCATTCGCAACCACCAATTCCGATTCAACCCACACTACATTGCTTACAGGGTGGCGATTTATCCAGTTCATAAACCATACCTATGTTTTTTGAGCCTTAAATAAGCCTCGTACGCTCCCGTTTTGTGCTGTGTGAAGCTCAAGCCCTTGCACCAATAATCGTTCCTGAGAAGTGTTTTACATATCCTTCTCCAGCTTGGTATTTTTTTACTGTTTTCCAGCTTAGGGTCTGCTTCGTCAGGTATTCCTTTTGGATATTCTTCATTCCACCAATCAAGAAAAGTGTTTATTTTTATCTGATAGTGATCTCTTGTTGCTTTTGGCATTGAATTGAGAAGCATTTTTGCAAAGCTTTGCCACGTATGTCCTTCTGGCTTTTTGACCTTGATCGTTCCGTTTATGTTTCCGGAGTCCTTTGCGTACAGCGCTCCGCTATTTGCCCCGTTTACCCTTGCGACGACTTTTGCCCAGGTCTCCGGCTCGATGATCTGGTAAAGCCACAATCCTTTTCTCTGATCATCTCCGTAAGGTTGGCAGATTCTCTGCTGATGGATTGATAGCCCAGCCTGGTTCATTAGGTCGTATAGCCTGTTGTACGGCAACGCTGTCTTTGCGTGATAAATCCATATGTCTCGCGTGCGCCAATCGTATATCGGATAAACATTAACGCACGTTCCGGATTTCCACGTTGTCCAAGGGTGTCCCTCAAATCGGCTGTATTGATTATTCGCTATCGCCCTGTACCTGTTAAGGCTTTCGTCGGTTCTTATGCCAACAAGCGTGGCCATAAGGTCTCCACCGGCCAGCCATTCTGAGTACTTGTCGACAAAATCTTCAAACTCCATGCCCTTACTGAACCAATGCGGGGCGTCATTTTCTGTTATTGCCTTGCCAGGCATATCTCTGACCCATCGGTCCTTTTGGTTTTGGTCCCAGCAAATCCATTGTGGCTCGTAAGCGCTGACTGCGTTTCTTAGGCTTAGTGGTAAACAGATCCAGTGAAATTCACAGCAGTCACTGTACTGCCGACGCAGACTCTCGATATGATCAATTGTCAGCCTGTACTGCGCCTCCAAATCCACAACCATAACAATGATGCTGCGCCCATGAGCCCTTGCCGCCTCGGCTGCCAAATGGAGCATCACAGTTGAGTCCTTGCCGCCAGAAACCGACACCATTACCTTCGGAAAGTTTTTCATTACATAAGATATTCTAAACCTTGCTGCATCAAGCACATTTACGCCGATTGGGTTTTTTGAAGCCATTCCACGGCCTCCTGTTTTGTTAGCTTTGTCATTTCTCCATTATCAAAAACAAAAAAGAACCTTTCAGATGATCGCCAGCTAGTTCTCCTTTTAACCTCATAAAGTACACCCGAATCAACCACGAATCTTAGATAGATCCCACGGTTGCCACTTCCGCTGCTCTTTGCCAAATCTTTTTTTCCATGCAAAAACTCCCTGACAAAACCATACTTCTTCGAAAGGCCGATTATTTTTGCCACCCATGGTTTTGTTGATGGCATGCTTAGATACTGCCCAGTTCCTGGAATAAGATAATCCGAGATGGAAGACCAAAGTTTGTTCTCCTGCTCGTTGGTCTGCCCTATGCACTCGCAAACAACAACATGCTTCATACGATAGTTGCCTCAATACCGTATTTTGAAACGTATTCATCCTTTTCTTTCTGCTCAGCAACGTTAACAAACGCAAGCCGCAAACTTTCTCTTTTTTGAGCAACAAATTGATCCTTTGCTTCTTCGCGTGTTTCTGGAACATCGTTGAAGAAACTTTCGGCCCGAGCAACGAAGCTGCTAAGCGGACGGTTGATAGCTTCATCAAGCTCAATTTGCGCTTTTTTGATATCGTTGATTGTATACATTTTGGCTCTCCGTCTCTGTGTTGTCTCTCTATGATTCTAATTATACATACTTTCAGAGGGAGTGCAAGAATATATTTACCTTTTTTCGATCAGGCATTAAAAACCCCGCAACAAGGCGGGGCTTAACAACAACGGAGCAGGGCGTCTCTCGACGGGCTGCAACTCAACCTTACTCCCTCTTCACCCAAAAATCAAAATCAAACCCATACCGATACAGCCCGGTATCCTCTTCGCGCTCTTCGTTCCCCCATCGGGTGATGTAGCCGTGCGGCTCCAGGGCATCCCGAAGCGCCTTCACGGCATCCTTGACGCTGGCAACTGACTGACCGTACACGTCAATCTGTAAGCTGTAAGAATCAATGTCAGGCGGGCAGTCCAGATAGTTCTCAGGCAGGCCGGTCACGACTTGCCACACGGCATAGGGCACAGCATAGGCTGTAGTTCCCGGTTGCGGGGCGAAGTCGAACGGGTAGAAGCGCACGGGGTTGGTGCCGAGGGCGGATTGTACGGCGGTGTTGGTTGAGACTAGGGGGAATAGGGGGATGTTCATTTTGCCGCCTTCTTCTTGGCGCGCCTTAGAGCTCGGTCCAATGCACGTGAATACTCGTTGATAAACGTATCAACCGCTTGCTGCCCTGCCTGATCCACCGCCGGGCGCATGAATGGCTGTGCGGCATGATTGGAGTTGCCGAACTCCTGTTGCCGGAAGGCTTGCCGAGTATCGCCGCCGGGCAGCCCAGAAAAGGCGCTGGCGGGCTTGTTACCACCGGCCCCGCCCATGACACCAATGCGGAAGCCGAGTCGCCCGGTACGCTTAAACAGCCTGCCATTCCAGCGCTCGACAATGTTTTTCTCGATACTCTCGGCAGTCTTCGGGTCGTCAATCTTGGCCGCATTGGCCTTGGCTTGATCGCGTATCACCTGAGCAGCGCGCCGCAACGCAAACCGCCCGCCCTTGTACTTGATATCATCGGTCACGGTGTCCAGCTTGCCGAGCAGTTCGGGCAAGCCTTCCATGGTGTAGGTGATGCCGTCAGTTGCCATAATCCGGAACCCAATCAGCCTTAACGTCTTGCGGTCTGGGCTTGCCGTGGAAGCACACAACTGCTGCATCCTCCGGCAATCCATGCTTACAGTGTACCTTATAGCTTACCACCTTGCCCGGCGCTATGTCTTGCCAGCGTTGCGGCTCCCAGCAATCCGCGAAAAACGCCTGATCGCCGATGCGGCCACGAGTCGCGGGGCGCTTCATATACGCCTCTGGGTTCGTGATCCACCTATCCCATACAGCGGCCTTGTCGGCCTGGGAGATGTGCATAAACCCGCTGGCGGGATGCTCCGGCCAGTAGAAGTCGGAAAGCATGGTGGTTTTGCCGTTGGCCGCCTTGATCAGCGGGGCAAGGTCGCCGGGTACTACGGTGTCCAGGTCCAAGTACAGCAGGTCGCCTTTAATGTCAGGGCGGCACAGTTCTATTTTAGACCACCATCCGGGCCAGTTTTGGGTTAGCGGGATGGTTTCGACTCCGGGCACGGCGGTATCGGACAGGCACACAAGGCCCGGCACCTGGCTGGCCAGTACCTGAACATGGCGTGGGGTGAAGTCGCCGCCGGAGCGGAGGACGCAGATTATCTTGACCATATCACGTTCCACTCATCTGCCGGGGCCGGGGCGTACCCCAGTGGTTTCAGGATAGCCGCCTGATCCTGCAAAGCCACATCGGTCAGGGCTTCGGTTATAATCAGCGGGGAGCACCTGCGGATGGTGGCTAGGGCGCCACGTAGAACAGCACACTCGTGCCCCTCTACGTCGATCTTAATGGCGGTTACGTTGCCGAAGTCGAATCCGTCAACCGTTGCCAGCACTGTGTCGGTGCCTTCGGTGATCTTGCCGCCACTGGTTAGCCGGGTTGATTTGCTCAGGGCCATGGATGCGCGGCCTTCATGGTCAGACAGTGCGATGAGGTAGGGCGCGACGGGCAGTTGGTTGACCTCGATGTTCTGTTGCAACCGCTCATATACTGCGGGGTTCGGCTCAAACGCATACGCATCAGCCCCGGCCTTAGCCGCCACAAGCGCATACAGGCCCGTATACGCGCCAATGTCCAGCGCCGTGCCGTGGGTGCAGGCTGCCTGCCAAGCGGCGATAGACTCAGCTTCAAACGGCTTGCCGGTCTGCTTTTGGTGGCGAATGACCATATCGCCATCTGGGTTTAGGTGGATGCCGTGGATTATCATTAGAGGTTCCTTAAAAAGCCCTCGCGGGGAGGGCTGTTGGGGTTATTTTTCGATGGCTTCGATCAACTCCCTCTCTATTCTCTTTTCAGTGTTAACCTTGAGCCACTGACGGAGAACCTCATGGGCGTATTCGTTCGCCTTTGTGCCTGCATTGCCTATGATATCAAGAATGAACTTTCCGTCGTCACTGTATTGAACAACAACGGCAGCCCTGTGGTCAGACCTTTGCTCCAAAGCCCACTGCATAAGTCTGGTGGCGTATTGGGTATCGGTCATCTTCATCATGGCCGCATCTTCAGCGCGGGCCTTTGCGTCCTCAAACTCAAGAATGGTTGACGCGGGCAGTGTTACCCTGATTTGTTTTCTTGCTTCGCTCATCGCGCCAAGTCCTCATTAAATATCTCAATGCAGTCACTCTCTGTTAGGTCGAACCTGTCACCCGGAATTTCATAAGCTCCAGATGGAAGCTTTAGTCCATAAAGCTCAGGCAAAATGTCTTCGGCGATTACAGGGATTGCCATAGACCTTCCTTCCAGTGCATCCGTTTCGCTGTCCGTATACACGCTCCAAGCTACCACCATAGATTCATGTAGGCTGTCACATTTTCCATCTGTCCCGATAATTGGAGTCACAACAAAAAAGCCCGGCGAAGCCGCTATTACTTGAACTAATCCTCGTCCCATGTTAAATCCTCTAATCAGTAATTGGTTAAGCGTCTCTCCCAACGCCATTACAGATTAGACTCTAAAGGCCGCATTTGTCAACAAGTGTGGCCTTTATTTTTAAGTGTGCCCTCAAGATCAACCACCGCCCAAAAATCCAAAGCCGTCCGCCTTGTCGCATTCACGATTTCAACGCCGCCATAGTGCCTCGCCGCTTCCTGAAACTGCCCGTAGAACTTTGGCATAGACACGCAGTTACCCAGGCCCGCTATGTGGTCGCCGTGCCAATGCCGCTTACCGTCCGCCGCATACTGGCAGTCGTAGCCGAGCAGTATCACGCGGGACGCACCTCGTGTGACAGCTAGGGTGATCGCGCCTACGCCGGAGTTGCCAGAAGGGTGTACGTCTTGCCGGGTGGCTATCGGCGCGTTGTGCCCTCTGGTAATCTTCTCGCCTTTGAAGTATCGCGCATCTTGCCCGTATCGCCGCCACCATGCCGAGTCCATGGCATAGAGAGTGTCCGCCCACGGGCACAGCTCATAGGTGTTATTGGTGACGATCACGCGCCGGTCATTGCCAGACACGCGCCACTGGCGGACACGTTCAACGTCTTCTCGGGTAAGCGAGGGGCCGGAAGCGATGCAGACAACCGTAAAATCAGCCCACGGTTTCGCCATCGTTCACTCCGGTTGTGCAGTCGGTGGTCAGGTACTCAGTGCCGTAATCCGGGTCTGGCCTAAAGCCTGTCGGGTTAAAAATCACGCCTTTGTGAATGATCCTCATAGACGAGTTCAAGCCCTCTCGGTAGCGAATCACAATCCTCGCTGTTGCCTCAGACTGCGCCGCCTTTGCCGCCATCATTTCGCGAGTGGAATAGTAGTGAACTTCGGCATGGACATTCGACCACACATTCACCCAACTAACCACAAGCTGCCCGGTATTCGGGTCCTGTACTTGCTGCTGTTCCTGAATGTCGATTCTGTGCCGCAAGCGGCCTGCTGACAGTGCCATAGTGTTACGCCATTGCCGGATCACGGAGCGGGTACAAAAGACTGATCACAGTCTGTGGCAAATACCCAAAACCCCACTGTGCATCAACCTTGCCATCTTGCTCCGCCTCCCGGTGCTTGTACCACTCCGCCACCAGAATCAGCGTTGCAACCTTCACTTGCCACGGCACGCCCTCGGGGTTTCCGGAGCTGTCCACCGGCACCTCGCCGGAGCTATTCAGAAAGGTTGCGCCGGATTTCAGGTATTCCACCACAGCGGCGGATGCGCCTTGGATCAGAAGCTCGATATACGGATCATCCTGGTCGTGATCCATCATCAGCTGATACTTGGCTTCGGTTAGGGTGACAAGTTTCATTGTGCGTCCCTCCCGCGCTTAACCGCCAGTCGCCATCCGTCGCCGTCTCCCGGCTTGTGGTCTGGGCTGTCTTTCTGTGCGATCCACAGGGAGCCGCCAGAGCTAACCGCGTCGCCCCGGTCGTAGTTCTTTTCGGCGTCGTACACGCCACGGTCAATGATCACCGGCAACGTGAACACCTGCTGAGACTCGCCAGACTTCACGGTAAAGCTACGCTCTCCATCATAGGCGAACTCCACCTGCCGGGACTCCAGCGCCTTCAGCCGTGGCTCAAACCGCTCGGCAATGAACTTGCCTACAAGCCGGAGCATGTCTTTATTCATCATCCGCTCCTTCTGCCATGGCGGCCAGTGCTTCGTCGTCGTCCATCGGTTCAGGCTCGTCAGCTACCGGCTCCGCGTTATCACGGCGGCTCAGTGCGGCCAAGCTGTAATTCTGCTGCTGCATGTACGGCGTATCACCGCCCGGCACAGGTGGCAGGTTACGGCGACGGCGCGCCTCGTCGGGTGCCAGGTAGCCCGCGCCCATTTCAGCGGCGGCAACCTCGGCTTGCGTCTTGGTGTCCATCCGTAGCAGGCTATCCAGATCAAGCTCCACGGTCAGGCGGTCAGGCAGGCCAAGCCCCTCATCCAGCACCGTCTCAAACTGCTCGATGTGGCTTTGCAGGCACTGCGCGTAATATTGCAGGTTCAGCGCCTGAATGTTGTTGTAGTTCGGCTCCTGCCCGGCAATCGCCATGTGGCTCGGGACGTGGAACACAGAACACACGGTTTCGGCGCTCATCTTGAGCTGTTCGACCATCTGGGCGTCGTGGGCGGTCATCACCATAGGCTCATACTTGAGCCCATCGCCTACCACCGCCACCTTGCCGGCATTGTCTCCGGTGTAGTTGGCGTCCCACTGCTGCTTAAGTCTTGCCGCTGTTTCGTCTGAGATTGCGCCGGGGGCGGACAGTACGCCGCCAGGGCGTGAGCCGTTGGCAAAGAACTTTCGGCTGTTTTGCTGGATCTCCAGCCCCATACCGGCAGACAGGCTGCAAGCATACAGCGGGCTGATGCCGATGAGCGGATGGAACAGACAGTTGATGCGGTCGTGGATCACCTCGGATGCCGGGACGGTTACAACCTCTTCCTGCTGCTTGCTGATCGCGTCCTTCTTCAGCTCGTAGAACACTTCGCCAGAATCCGACACCAGGATCTTAACGCGGCTGTAGTCAAGAATATACAGCGCCGTGATCATGCCGCGATTGTCCCGAACCTTGAGCGCAACGGTATTGCCCCGCGTCAGTTTCGAGATCATCCACGTTTCTTTGAATTGGATATGGTTCTGGTAGTGGTTCGGCTTTTTCAGGACGCGGGCGTACGGGCTGTTATCAACGGGTACTTTGATGCCATCTTGATAGGCCATGAGGCGCGGACGTAACTTGCCCACGTCGTTTGAAATCAGGGTGATGCAGGAGAACACAGCAAAAAACGCCAGTTGTTCGCCGGCGGTCAGTTCTTTGTTTTGCTGCCACGCTCCGGGGTAAGGATCGCGCACAACCGGCCACCAGCCAGACGAGCCCGCCTCCTGTAGTGCCTTGGTGCGGCGCTTGATCTCTAGCCCAAAGAGCTTCATGTGTTATTCCGCCTGCATGTGTCGGGTGTCGTATTCGCCTTTCTTGGGTTCCGGCTCTACATGCACGTCCGCCTTGCCAAGGGCCACCAGAAGATTGCCTTCACGCTCACGCGCTCCGGTGATGACCTGGCCTTGCGCATAGAACTTGCCGCCAAACCGGAAACCACGAGGGTCTTTTACTTTGAGATCCATAGAACCTCCAGATGATTAAGGCAGGGAGGGCCGGAGCCCTCCCTTATGACTTACGCGCCCCAGTTGACGCCAGTCAGGTAGGCTACCGCAGATGCGCGGCGAAGCTTCCAGTTAATGAAACGCTCCGCACGCATGGCGACGCTGTTGGTCTGCCAGAGGCTGACCAAGCTGGAGCCGGTCGGGGTGTCGCTGTCGTGAGTTGGCGCGTTGTCCATCTCCAGAGACGCCTCGCGGCTCATGTCCACCATGACGCCACCTTCGTCACCCAGATAGATATCCCCGGCGTTTGCCATTACAACGATGGAGCCGGTGGAATCGGTCGGGATGTGCTCGGAGACGATCACAGGTACGCCGTTCAGGGTGCCGCCGCTCATGGTGATGTTCGGGAACTCCGGTTGGCCCAGAGCGTTCACCATCAGGGACAGTGCCAGCGCGGTAGTGCCGTTCATGATCAGAACCGCAGAGGACGGGGTATTGTTCGCCGCGATGAATTTCTGATACACGCTGCGCAGGTCGGCACGCACGTCGTCCGCTGTGCCGGTGCCGCTGGCACTGATAGGCGTCAGGCCGTTGGTGATAGAGGCCGGGGAGACTCCGGAAACCGCCGCCTTTGCCGGGTCGATGAAGTCCACGTCCATCCGCGCCGCCAGGGCTTGCGCCAGTTGGTCACGGATCAGCACGTCAGCCGCCGGGGAGCTATACATCAGCACCTCTTCGGACAGAACGGCGATGTTCGCAACCTTCAGCGGCTCAAGGGTAGTGCGGGTGAAGTCGAACTTGGTCAGCGGCTTGGCCTTGCCTTCGCCTACCCAGTAGCCGTCACCGCCAGATGTCTGGCCGATCAGGGGTACGCGGAAAGGCACGGTACGCAGGCTTGGCACACCGCCAGCGCCGAAGCGGCCAAGAATGGTCTGGGGACGCAGGAATTCCACGAAGTCCGCGAACACGGCAGACTCGTCGCCCACCAGATTGCCAGCCCATGACGCGTTGCTGGTGGTGCCAGCGGCTACGGCGGCCTTGGCAACGTTCTGGATGCGCTGGTCATCCGGGTATTGCGCCTTGGCTACGTCAATCGGGTTGACGTGGTTCATCTTCGAGGTCACCAGGATGCGGGCAAACTTGGCAAAGCCAACGCCTTTATCCTCTTTCGCCACTTCAACGCGGGGCTGCTTGCCTTCGCGGGACTGTGCGGCCTTTTCTTCGGTGTCACCTTCGATGGCCTTGGCGTTCGCAGCTTCGGCGGCTTTCGTTTCGGCTTCTTCGGCTTCACGCTCGGCTTGCAATGCCTCAAGGCGCTTCAGTTCAACCTTCAGACCTTTGATCTCGCCAACCGTATCATCATACTGCTTGGCTTCTTCGTCGGTCAGGGTGCGGGTTTCACCCAGCGCCTTGTCGTTGATTTCGTCACGCTTCTCTTGCATGACCTCCAGCTTTTTGCGAAGTTTCGCAATCTGCTCTTTCAAGTTCATGGTAAATCTCCCACTCAGGGTTAGTAGTAAAACGGGCCTTTCGGCACTTCACGGTTGCGCCCTGACGCGGGCTTTTCGACCTCGGCACCCTTGGCCCCTGACGCGGGTAGATGCTTTTGGTCAAAACTTTTAACGGCAGTGATCACCGCTTCGGACTGGGCCGGGACAGATACCAGGCTCAGCTCCAGCCACTCCCATTCGGCAAAACGTAAGCCACCGTCGTCAAGGTGGCTGTATTCGATGGGAGAGAAGCCGATGGAAACTGCGTTCAGAAGGTTGTATTTGAGGCTGTGGATTGCCTCGTCTACCCGATCCTTTACTCGCCCCGGCTCCGTCACCTTCGGGATGACCGCTTCAAACGGGATGCCATCGGCGGTCGGTTGCGCCATGGTGATGTTGCCCACCGGTAATTGGTGATCGTGGTAGAGCAGAAACGGCATGGGCGTTTTGAACTTCGCGCCCATTGGATCCACAATGTCGTTCATCCGGTCGGGGGTCGGGGTGCTGGCAATGCCTTTGACCGTCACGAACTTCTCGTCGTTGTCGTCAAACTCTCGGCAATCCAGAATGGAGTATGCACGGTTCATGGCAAAGCCTCTTAAAATCCTTCTGTCATATTATCAGTGATTGTAGCATGGGCAAAGGGTTAGACAAAAAAGAGGTTGTATTCTTTTTCCGGCTCCTGCTCATGCTTGGCAGAAATACCCGTCGCCATTGCCAGTGCAACCATGCCATCTATCCGGCCTGTCGCCTTATGTCGGTCTAGCTTGCGACCGCCCGCAGGATCTGACGATACTACAGCATTAGCGGCGCACATAGTCAAAACTGGGTGCATTCCGTGCCTGACGCGCTTGTTCAGCAGGTCCGCTTCCAGGTTGTCCAAGGCAGGCGCCATGTCCTTGAAGCCTTGCCCGAATTCAACCAGCGGGAAATCCACGCCGAGCCTGTCCATTTCCTTACGGAAGACGTCGATTCTCCAGCGGTCAAACCCTATTGCACGTAGGTCTAACCCCTCGCATATCTCCGCAATCTCCGACACAACGAACTCATAGTCAACCGTGGCGCCGGGGGTGGTGCGCAAGAACCCCTGCTGAACCCACACGTCATACGGCACGCGGTCACGCTTCGACCGATCATATAGCCCTTCCTGTGGCGTCCAGAAATACGGGTAGACATGCTTGGTGCCTTGGGCGTCTATGGCCTCAATAACGAATGCGGTCAAGTCGGTTCTGGCAGACAAGTCCAAACCGGCGTAACACTCCATGCCGTCAGGTGATTCCGGGCTTTCTCCGCAAGAATCCCATACTGACTTGCTGACAAACGGGTTCACCACCGATATGCGCTGGTTGAGCACCAGGTTCCTGAACGTGGCCTCACTGGTCGGCATTCGCATGGCGCGCTCCGCTTGGCGCTTCAGGTCATCCATTGAGCGGAAGATACCGAGAGCAGGGTTGGACGCCCGCCATGCTTCCTCGTCGTCTAGCTCGCAATCCTTTGGAGCCTCATAGATATGGCTCACGATGTGGGGATCATTGGAGCGCCGTGCATCATCAAGCCAGATAGAAAACAAGTCGTTATCGGTCGCCGCCTGGGTGCTGATCGCAATCAGCAAGGGGCTTCCATGCGCGCCCTGCGCAGTGGTAATGGCGTCGATGAAATCCGACTGCGGGCCGCGTACCTGTCCGACTTCATCCAGAATCGCCAAAACAGGTGACAGGCCGTGGGCGGTTTTGCCGTCCGCTGCCAGCGCCTTGAACTCTACGTTCATCGGCTTTCCAATAAGCCGCTTGCCGCTCGGTATGATGTGGATGATTTCCGCCAGCTTCGGGTTAAGCTGTATCATCTTGCAGGCCAAGGCGAAAACGAGCGAAGCCTGATCCCGGCTCATGGCACCGGAGACGATCTGGCTGTTTTGCACGGCCTCTGGGCCAACCAAGTGCGCCAGCAGAATACCGGCAATGAGGGCTGACTTGCCGTTCTTCCGGGAAACAGAAAGGTAAGCCGTGGTGGTGCCTTCCGGGTTATCGTAGATATCCAGAATGAACCGGCGCTGGAATTCCACCAGCTTTATCGGCTTGCCAACCTGGGCGCCTTCGGGAATCTTTAGATACTGCTCAATGAAGGCTATCACCTTTTCGCCACGGGTCATTAGTGCATCGGCCTCGCCAGAAGGTTGTCGGATTCTGACTCCATGCTGTCAGCCGCCCGCTTGTGGTCTTCGTTCTGCTTGACCTGCTCCCTCGATTTCCCTTGTGTCGCCTCCGGGTGGATCTGCAAATGGGCATTCAGCAGCCTGACGCGCTTGGCCAGCAGGTCTGCCCGCTTCTCGATTTCCTTCACCGCTTCCGAGGGTGCCGTGATGTTTTGTTCCAGCTCTTCCGACACCCGCTCAAGCCGGTACATGCAGCGGGCGACTTCGGCGGCCAGCACCAGGTCGCTTTTAGTCCACGCGCGTTTTGCCTTGGCAGTCGTGACCATCTCCCAGAACGGCTGTACGGCCTCACTGATCTTGACCCCGGCTGGCGGGTTAGGAGCGCCGGAAAGTGCCCCTCTGGTGATCTCTGTGCGCCCTGCGGCGCTGTCTGATCTCTGTCGCTTGCTCATAGTTTGTCCAAGTGAGTTACCAAAAAAGCTAGACTTTGGGCGCGCCAGCATCGAGGTGG